AACCTTTATTACACCGTTTCTATTTATTGCTTTCTTTCCCATAATTATGCTTCTTGAGAGATTGATGCCCATTGTTCTGTTGCACCATTGGTTGATACTATTTGAATTAGGTTTCCTACTGAACCATCATACGTTCCTGTAATTGTCTTAACCGAAGCAGGTAGTGCTACAGAGCCTGTTCCTGTAATTACTAAATCCTTAACCATACCTGTAGATACGTTTGAGAAAGTTAAAGTGGTAGTACCTGATATTGTTTTTGTAAATACCGCAGCAGAACTAAAGTCTACATCACTTGCAGAAATAACCGCAGCAGTAGTAAATTCTGTACCCATTTTAGCGTAACTAACCGCATCATCTGCAATATGAGCTGTGTCGATACTTCCATCAACGTAGTGTTCTGAATCGATTGAATCGTCTGCAATTTTACTCCCATCAACTGCATCTGCTGCAATGGTTAAAGCTGTTGCACCTGTTACATCCCCTGTATGGGTTGCATTTGGGTCAGAGTTTGTTACAGTCACATTACCTGTAGCTTGATCTACTGAAATACCTGTACCTGCAATGATACTTCCTACATCACCCAAATCATCACTATACAATTCATCAAAGTTGTCGTTGATTTTATCAAATGCGGTTCTTAACGGATCACCTGTTCCATCATTTGCTGCACTCCCGATATTTACTGTCTGTTTAGCCATTTCTTTTAATTATTAATTATAGACAAGGTGGTTTAGAATCTATATCTACAGTAGACTGATTGGAGCTATTACCCCACCAACTACTACAATATGAAACCGCCCAATTTATTGTATTTGCCATTATTCACTATAAAAATTACTCGCTAGATAATTGATAGCATCAGCAAATATATTTGATGTACTCGCTAAAGTTCTAACGAAGGTGCTAACGATAGTCTCATAGATATCGCCCCAACCTATACTGTTATTTATTTCTCCGAAATGAGTTGTTTCGTATATCTTTCCCCAGCTCATTATTATTCTTTTTAAGATAACTATTTAACTTGATTTCGTTATCTTTCTTTACCTTATACTGTTTCTTCATAAAACCCAACCTGAATAGGTGCTGTCCTTATCAGGATAAATATCCTCATTATTGTTACTATAGTACTCTGGAAACTTACTAGGAGCATTAAAGGTCATATAGTCAATAAATCTATCGGTATAGTATTGAGCGTAATCTCTCTCCTTTGCAGTAAGTGAATCTATTTCATTCTTTTCAGGTTGCGTTGAATTCTCGCTATTATGTTTATATATTCCTCCATTACCAATAGTATATGCTGCAAAAGGTAAATACTCCGCCATAGCATAGTGAATCAACATTGGCTGAATATAATCATTGACTAATGCTAAATAGTCTCCACTTAAATCATCATCAATAATATCATTAGATATTTTATCATATAAGTCAGTACCTAAATAATTCCTAACGTGGATTTCTTGAGCTAGTTTTATAAACTGTAGAAACTTATCAGGATCTACATTACCACTCAAGGCAGTATTCCTAACTAAATCAGCTCTCTTTATAAATAGTGCAGTAGCCATTATTCTTGTTCTTCTATTTGTTCATCAATCGTCTCTTCAACATCTCTTTTTACTCCAGTCTCTTTCTCTATTTCAGACTCGCTAATAGCGTTTGTTAAATCAGTAAATTCTAGAGGTTGTAATGTTTTGAAATAGATATCTAGATTGATACCATTAAACTCTAGTACCTTTTCTAGCTCATCTAATATTGTAACTTGCATCGGTCTAATAACGGTATTATCCATCAAAAGAGAAGCTGTTTGGAGCTCTTCTGCATTATTTCCTAGACCACTATTGTCTTTTATACCAACTAACATCGGAGAAACAATTCTATGGGATACCATTACTTTCTTCATGGATTCATCAGATAAGAACTGATACTGCTGATGGGCATCATTCAGAATAATAGGATCTACAGTTGCAGCTAATTCTTTACTATCATTAAATGCAAGAATAAACTTACCAGCATTACTACTCCCACTAAACTTCTCATAGATTGCTCTTTCAATCATATCACGTTGCTCCTTATCTGGAGTACCGTTATTGAAGTTAATCAACATACTTGGCTGTAAACCATTCTGTATATTACTTATATGGTAGTTAGCTATTTCTTCTTCTAATTCAGCATATTGTAATCCTCCCTGATAATCAACTGGGGAGTAATAATAATATCCTGCTCTATAGGGTCTGATATATAGTATTTCAATACCATCTTTACTCATCCCAAAAGCCGATATTCTCTTTGGTTTATCATTAGCTTTTACCTCACTCCAATCAGGAGCATAATAATATGCCTTTATTTCGCCATTTAAAGCCTTCTCCGCCCTTAACGTCTCCACAGGTATATGTGAGGCTTCTACGATCTCTGAATGGTCTTTAGAATAGATTATTTGGATTGCTGCTTGACCCATCATTTTATAGTCGTAACAAACCTTTTTCATACAGTCTTTATTGAATAGACTTTTCATCTTTTCATACTCTGTAGGTTTGCTTTCTGAATCGGTAGCTTCTAGCCCTTTCCCATATATCATTTCTGATATTCCGTTTACAGCAGCATTATTTGTTGGAGACCCATTATATCTATCTATAAGATACTGAAAGTACATATTGTCATCACCGTATCCTACCCAATCATTTTTTTTAGATTCAACAACTTCTGGAGCTGTATAGCTAGATAAGCTAACAACGTGAATGCCGTCTTTAGGCTTTGGTAGCGGTTGAGGTTGTCTTTTTGGTATTCTCTTTCCCATTATAGTATAATAAATTCATTATCGTAACTGTCCTCTTCTGTATATACATCCTTATTAACAAAATACTTCTCTAGATTAGACTGATTTGTAGCGAATATCAATCCTCTATAAATCTCCTCATCATCAGAAGCGGATACTTCTACGCTATATCTATATAACGTATCCACAGTTAATGTAAATGTTCCTGTGAGAACCATATATTGTCCCTCGTCAGTTTTTGTTGGAGTAACTGTAACTGTTTTGTTAGTGTCCTTATTAGTTAATTTAATAACTGGATCACTCGCATCTTTACGAGGAATTATTTTAAGAACTTGACTCCCTGTTGTTGGTAATATATTCATATACAAAATAACTAAACGACAGTCGTTTTGTTTTTACAAGATACAAAAAAAGGGGCATAAAGCCCCTTAATTATACTACCCTATTTGATTAGGGAGTTCGTTTAGTTGAAGGAGAATCAGTTGCACTACTCATTCCAGCGAATGGATCAGCAGCAGTAGCTCCAGAAACGAAATTAGGAGGTGTTACCTCATTTGCAGTAAGAGTCAAAGTGTAACCTTGAAGGTCTCCCATCGCAGTTCCTGTTACCATTGTACCTCCAGTAACTTCAGCACCATGTTCTCTACCTACCAAAAGTAAGCTACCATCAAAAGTCTCTACGAAAACGTGAGGTCTACCAAAAGCCATCAACTTTAGCTCTTTGTTATCCTCTTTTGTTAGTTTATGTAGAGTTAAATTCACTACAGACTCAAAGAATGTTGTACCATTCTCTAAAGAAGTCTGAATATTAGTTTCTAAAGAAGAGTTGCCTTTTACATCGTATGTGTGGTAGTCAAAAGTTCCATCCATATCTGTTACTTCGTCATCAGTAAGGGTAATATCCCCTAAATCTGCAAAGTCAACAAAATGAATTTTTCTAATACCACCAACAGCATCCTTACAAGGTTTCGCTCTTCCTCCAGTTAAATCACAAGCCATAATTATAAGTATTAAAAAAGGGCAGGTAGGCTCTAGGCTCACCTACCCTTTAAGTTAGTTAATCAGTTATTAGTTAGCAGAGTTAGTGATACCGTATGTTACGATGTCAGAAACAATTCCATATTGTACACCTGCTGTAAATCTCATTACGACTCTCACATTTTGAGAACCATCAAGATCAGCCATATCAATAACTTTTACTTCGTTGTGGTCAGAAAGTAGACCTGTACCAAAGAATAAGTTAGATTTTTCAGCAGCTACGGCTGTGTTATCAGCAAGACCATTAGCAACAAATAGCTTCACACCATCAAAAGAAAGTGATCCGTTATTCCACCATTGAGTACCTTGATTGTTTGTACCAGCAGCACCTAATCCAGAAGCACCAAATCCACCTAAAGCTCTTACATAAGCTCTAGCAATATTTTGAGATACATAGATAAATAGATCTTCACTTCCGTAAATTGCAGAAGGAATCGCATCAACGATAGATCCTAATTTAGTGATAACATTTGAAGATGTTACCGCACCAGCAGCAATTTCTTGTGCAGCAGGTAAATCAGCATCTAAAGCAATTTGAGTCGTAAGACCGTTAAATTGTCCGTTTGTAGAAGTATCTCCTGTCCAGATTGAATTCTCTGTTCTTTGAGCAACTTTAGCTGCAACGTGACCGATTAAGAAATCGCTAAATGCAGGAGGTAGATCGCTAAATGCAGAGTATCCCATTTGTACAGCTTCCCAGTCAGATACGAAATCTTTCTTACAAAGCTGTAGATTCACTTGTTGTTCTTCTGGTTGAAGAATTCTTTCAGTAAGAGTTAATGTAGAAGTAGCAGAGAAATCACAAGTTGCATCCTTAACGATATCGTCAGAAGATACTTTCTTGATTACTTCCTTTAAC